AAATTAACTACCAAAAACCTTTAAAGGTGGACATAACCACGTTAACAAATGAGAAGGGCAACTACAGATGAAAAAAGAAGATTTCCTACAGTACGAAGGTGTTACGGAAGATGTTGCAATTAAACTTGCTGAGGTTTTTAATGGCATGATACCACGCGACAGATTCAACGAGGTTAACGAAGCGAAGAAGAATGCTGAAGCATTAGTCAAAGAACGTGACAAGCAGATTGAAGATTTATCAAGCTTAGGTTCGGCAAATGATGAATTGAAAGCTGAAATCTTAAAATTGCAGAATGCTAATGCAGAAGCGCAAAAAAACTACGAAGCAAATATCTACTCGATGAAGCTTGACAATGCTATCCATAACGCGTTGGTTGGAGCAAATGCAAAGAATGAAAAAGCGGTACGGTCATTGCTCAATGTTGAGGGCGCGACATTCGAAGAGGACGGTACAGTAAAAGGACTTGCTGAGCAGATTAGAGTACTTTCGGAATCAGATGGATATCTTTTTGGCACACAGACACAAAGTATAGTCGGAGCAAATCCCATATCTACACCCGCACCTACACCCGCGGGCATCACTAAAGCGGAGTTTTCACGTATGGGTTATACTGAAAGAAGTCAGCTTTATAATGAGAATCCCGAATTATACTCACAGTTGTCTGAATAAATTTTTAAAAATCGAAAGGACTAAATAAAATGGCTGTTACAACATTTAATCAATTAGTAAATCCCCAGGTACTTCAAGACATGATTTCCGCTACACTTCCCAAGAAGATTAAGTTTGCGAGAGTATCAAAGATTGACGATACACTTGTCGGTCGTGCTGGCGATACAGTTACTGTTCCCATATGGGGATGGATTGGCGAAGCTTCTGAACATGCGGAAAATAGCGATATCGACCTTGAGCAGATGCATACACAAACTATCACAGCAACGATTAAGTCATGTGCAAAGGGTGTTGAAATTACCGATAAAGCCATGCTTTGCGGACATGGTGATGTTATGGGCGAAGCCGCTAGACAGATTGCTGTTTCGCTTGCTTCAAAGGTTGATTCCGATTCTTGCGATGTACTCTCAAATAACTCACTTGTTTACGATGGCACAAGCGCAAAGATTTCATACTCTTCAATCGTTATGGCAAATTCACCACTTGCCGATGAAAACGACAGCGCACTCAATAAGGTTATTTACATCCATCCTGAGCAAGAAGCCGACCTTCTTAAAGATTCTGACTTTATCGCTGTTGATAAGGCGGGCACACATTGCATGGTGGATGGCTATATTGGAAAGATTGCGGGCGATGAAGTTTGCAAGTCAAAGAAGATTAAGAAGATTGAGTACGATATTAAGTCGGCTTCAACAGAGGGTTATACTCAAGTTACTTCTGGCAACTTCTCAACTTATGCGGGAAAGTACGGAAAGACAGCTACAGCAAATCAAAAGGCAATTGCCGTTGGTGATTATGTATCAGCACTTACAACTCCTTATTGGCTTGACCTCGTTATCGTGCTTGATGCGGTGGACCCTAACGAAGGTGACGGTGCTTCAATTACAGAAACTGGAACTGGAAGTGGTCAGTTTGGTGTTGGTGCTCCCGCTCTTACAATTTACATGAAGCGCGATGTTGAAGTTGAATCTGACAGAGATATTGTAAAGAAGAACACAGTAATCACAGCTGATAATTACTATGTTCCCGTTGTTACAAATGCTTCAAAGGTATGTGTAGCAAAGATTAAGGCTTGATGAATAATTACCCCATCCACTTGAACGGTGGGTGGGGATTTTTTTAAGGAGTAAAAACATGGGTATGTTATTAAGAAGGCATTATAAGAATGTGCCTAATGTGATTGTCGAAGAAGAAAAGACCGAAGTTAAAAAGGCTGAAGCGGAGAAGATTGAAAAACCTATCGAAGAAGAAAAACCCAAGAAAGCACGCAAGTCAAAAGACAAGGAGTAACTAAATGGCTTTCAAAGATGATGTTAAAACAAGATTAAATATGTTTGGGTATACCGTTCTTTTAACCGATGATTCATTAATTGATTACGCAATTTCAAAAGCTGAAAGTGATATTAAGGTTTTTACAAATCAAAGCGATGTTCCTGAGGATTGCGAATCGATTTGGATAGATATGTCGTGCGGTGAATTCTTTAATATGAAATACTTAACTGGCGGATTAACTGGCTTTAATTGTGACCCCGCTGTATCAAGCATTAAAGAAGGTGACACACAACTTAACTTTTCAGGTGTAAAGCAAAAAACCGAAGTGTTTATAAGTGAATTGCTTAATCGCAAATTGGAGTTGATAAAATGGCGCAAATTAGTTTGGTAAATACGGCATTATCGATACTTTATACTGATACAGCAAAAGTTATTGGAAAAACTCAAACACTCTCGCTTGACGGAAGTATGTCGTTTGCTGATTCTGTGCTTTACCAATCTATACCATGTAGATTATCGTATCGGTCAACACCTAAAGCTACGCACGATGGGGTTGTGTCTTACGTAGAGGACGAAATAAAGCTTTTTTGTTCTAATACTTATACAATTCCTAGCGGAAGTGTTATAGAGGTTTCTAGAGGTTCTCAAACACTCAGATACAAGCACAGCGGAATCGCAAAGCTGTACACAAATCATCAAGAAATTGAACTTGATGCAATCAAGGAGTATGCTTAATGAGTATTGAATTTGGTGACGTTACAAGTTTCAAAAACGCGCTCAATGGAATTACGAAAGAGGAAAAGAAAAGAGAACTTTCCGAAAAATGCTTAAAATCACTTGCAACTAATTTCCTTAATGTTGTAATTCCCTTAACACCAGTTGGAGTGTATCCGAGCGGAAGTGGTCGCGTTGGTGGAACACTCCGAAGAGGATGGACATGTATAACACACGAAGAAGCCGAAAATGGCAGACAGCGAAGTGTATCATCTAAGGTTAGCAAAATTCCTTGCGTAAGAAAAGGAAATCAAACCACGATGACGATAACTAATCCAGTTGAATATGCTGTATTTGTCGAGTATGGTCATATGTGCCAAAACGGGACAGCTGTTGTAGGTAGACTGATGAAAACCATGGCAGAACAAAAGCTAAAATCAAACGCAGATAATATCGTTAAATCTACAGTTGATAAATGGTTAAATGATAACGTTCGGACTTGAATAGACGAGGTTAAAATGGTATAATGATTAATGAAGTTATAAGTGCCGTATGTATGGCATTACACGTAAAATACCCAAGAATTCCCATTTACAAAGAGGAAGTTGAAACAGGACTTGTTGCACCTTGCATAACGGTAACGTGTGATACACCTGACAATTTAAAAATGCTTTCTCGAAAAAGACAAATCACTTGCAATTTTGTGATTCAATATTTTACTGGGGAATCAATCAATAAAAAATGGGACTTAATGACAAAGACGGAAGAACTATATGAAACACTTGAGGTGTTGCCTATTGTAATAGATGCAACTCACACAGTTTATATTGATGGAATTAATCGCACGTGTGTGTGTGCTAATGGTGTACTTACATTTTCAGTAACGTATAAGGTTGATAGACATCTTGTGAACAACTCGGTTATGATGGGCGAAATTGATATAAGAAAGGAATTTAAATAATGGCTTACGGTGGCGGTAATTTTGATGATTCGTACTCAAAGGTTCTTGCAGGAACATACGTTAAATTCTACGAATCAAATAAGAAAAACGATGGCTTGGGAGAAGGCGCGTGTGTAATCCCGCTCACATCTCACTATCAGCTTAATGGAGCAATTGAAATAACAAGAGATGCGTTCTTTTCCGATTCATTACTTGGAAAGCTTGGATACCATGCTTCAAGTGATGAAATGCAACCCGTCAGAGAAGCACTAAAAAACTGTAATAAGGTTTACATCGTAACAACAGCAAATACATCAGGAACAAACGCAACTGGCGAATATGCAAGTGGGATTGAATTCACAGCTAAATCAAGGGGAACTCGCGGAAATGATTTGTCGGTCGTTACGACAGCTTCAAACGTTGAAATATTCTTAGGAACTGAAGGAGTTTATAAGGCGAATTGTTCAACACTCGATGAGTTAAAAGCTTGTGTTAACGATTACGTTGATTTTTCGGAGTGTTCAGGAACCACAGCACTTACTTCAAAAACGACAACACTTGCAAGTGGTACGGATGGAGCATTAACCGATGAAGCCTACATGAGTATTGTTGAAGAGATTGATGACGTAACAACCGTTCAAGTATATACACCCGCAAATGAATCCGCTTACGTTACATGGGGTGATACACAGAGAAGCGCAGAAGGTAAAATGCTTACTATTGTATGTGCAAAGAGTGAAACAGCAATTTCGACAGCATCAAGTACAAACAGAGCATACATTTATGAGGTTGTTTCTACATCAGCTAATTTAACAGCTTGGTACGTTGGAAAACTTGCAGGATGCAAAATAAATGCTTCTGTCCTTAATGACGAATTTAACGGAGAGTGTGTAAACGATATTCCCGTACTTAGTCAAAATCAGCTTAGACAATGTGTAAGCGGTGGTTACATGACTATGCATAAGGTAAATAATGAATTTAGAGTTTTTGATGATAAAAATACCTTCCTCACTACATCAAGCACAGCGGGTGAATCTTTTAAGAAAGGACAGATTGTTAGATGTCTTGACAGAATTAACGACAAGATAGCTAATATCTTCAATACAAAATATCTCGGATTTGTTCAGAACGATGAAGATGGAAGAGTTGCTCTTTGGGGTGATATCGTGGCAATGTTTAGAGATTTACAGAACGCACACGCGATTACAAATTTCAATGATTCCGACATAACTGTGACGATTGGACAAACACCAGACAGCATTATCGCGGTGGGATATATTCAACCAGTTCAGAGCATGGAAAAACTCTACTTCACAGTTAACTTACAGTAAATGAAAAATTAAGGTACTACCCGTTTTACGCGGGTAGTAACCTATATTGAAAGGATAAACGCAATGGCTTTTATTAATACATCGGATACCGTTCTCGCGACAAACGGCAAGGTTTTCTGCACAATCGGTAAGAAAAGATATGAAATGATGAATGTCACAGATGCGAAAGCTACTACATCAATTAAGACAGTTGATGTTCCCAGACTAGGATGTCTTGTTACTGGAAAACGTGCGGTTGGAATGACGATTAAAATTGACATGACAGTATATAAGATTTCGGATATGTTCGATAAGCTTATACAAGATTTTAAGGACACTGGAGTGCTTCCAACCTTTACAATTCAGCTTAACAGCAATTCACAGAATCTCGGAACAGATTCAAAAATCTATAATGAGTGTGTTATCGATGGTGACGTACTTCTCTCAATGGTAGGAACAAACGAAGAAGTTATCACTCAGCAGATTACAGCTTACGCAAATGATTTTTCAAGTGCTTCAGGATTTAACACACCCGCTTCAATGGAAGCTTAAAAAATGATATCATGGGGTTAAATAGGGTAGCACCCGAAAATCACATCCCTAGTGACTTTTAACCCTTTGTATATAGGGAATTAATGAAAGGGACATTAATAATGGCAGATTTAAAATTCTTCTTAAAGAGCAACAAAAAGGTAAAGGAAAACGTAAAGTACGTAGCAACAAAGAGTTTAACCGATGCAGACGGAAACCCGCTTGAGTGGGAAGTTAGAGCAATAACAACCGAAGAAAACGAAAAGATTCAAGAAAAGTGTATGAAAGAAGTTCCTATAACTGGCAAACCTAACCAGTATCGCACTAAGCTTGATACCACAAAGTATATGAATATGTTTATTGCTTCATCGGTAGTTTACCCGCCACTTGACGATGCGGAACTTCAGAATTCTTACGGAGTATTAACACCTGAAGATTTAATAAAAAAGATGATTGATAATCCAGTTGAATATGATGCTTTCGGACAGTTTGTACAGAATCTCGTCAGTAAGGTTGATATAAATGAAAAGATTGAAGAAGCAAAAAACTAATAAATGACGGTGACCCAGAATTTAATTACGCATTCTATTGTTTGCATAAATTTCATTGGTTACCGTCACAATTCGCAAATTTAAGCGAAGAAGAAAAAGCTTTTGTTATTGCTTCTATTGATATAAAACTTGAATCGGATAAAAAACGAGCCGATGAAATAGAACAAACTAAAAAGCGGAGATAGTGGAAATGAATGAAGGATTAAATACCACTATTAGCATGACCGACCACATATCAAGCACTATAAATGCAGTATGTGGTCGTTTGGCTAATATGGAGAAAGAATTAAAATCATGCTCAATCGCAACAGAAACCTTGGGCGTAGAAAACGGATGGAAAATTGCCGAAGAATCAGCAAACAACTTTATTAAGACCAATGAAAAAGCAATAAAAAGTAGTCAAAATTTCTTTAGCACTGTACAAGGTTCTTTGTTGTCTTTTGGTGCTGTGGCGGGCATTACCAAAGTGTTTAAAGATGGTGTACAGTATGCTTCTGATTTAGAAGAAGTACAAAACGTTGTTGATGTAGCTTTTGGTGAACAATCTGAAACAATTAACGCGTGGGCCAAAAACACAAGTAAAGCCTTTGGAATTAGTGAACTTCAAGCAAAGAAATTCTCAGGAACACTCGGTGCAATGCTTCAGAGTATGGGCGCGACGGAATCCGAAAGTGTTTCAATGTCAAAAAATCTCACACAACTTGCGGGAGATTTAGCATCTTTCTACAACCTTGATACCGAAGAAGCATTCAACAAGATTAGAAGCGGAATTTCAGGAGAAACAGAACCATTAAAACAGATAGGTATTAATATGTCTGTGGCAAACCTTGAAGCATATGCCATGTCGAAAGGTATTGATGCAAGCTATCAAAGTATGGACGAAGCGAGCAAAAGCCTTTTACGATATAACTACTTGCTTGAGCAAACCCAAAAACAGCAAGGAGACTTCTCAAGAACATCAGATTCACTTGCTAACTCTTCGAGAGTGCTTTCACAGACATGGGCAGAATTCAAAGGAAAGCTTTCTGAAGGGCTCACACCAGTTTTGGCAAATATATGCGGATTCTTAAACGGAATACTAAATAT